GTCCGGACTGCCAGCGAAGAACTTCAGGTCGTCGATTTCGTCTTCCCGGCTCTCGCTGTAGGCCGAAATTGCCTGATTCAGCCGGGTGCGGGCAGTAGCCAAAACGTCCGATTCGGACTTGTTCTTACCCCCGCCACCGTTGGCGACGGCTGCTGCGGCGGTGATTCCCGTGTAATCGGCCATTACGCCCCCATCCAACTCGCCGACATTTGGCTTCTGTCGCGCATTGTAAGCGTTCTGGGGCGCTCCACGCGCTCTCTGGAGGCCACGGGGAAGGCGAACGTCACCGCCAGCGCGTCAGCAGCGTCGGGTGAGGCCAATCCGCGGGCTTTCATGTCCTTTTTCGACTCCAGATAGATCGTTCCGCTGCTGTCAGGCTTGGTTTTCGGCCCTGTCAGGTCCGTTTTCAGCTGCCGGTCCTCTTTGATGGCCGCAGTGCGCAACCAGTCGCGCATCGCGCCCCACATTTCGGCCCGTTTGTTGCCCCACATGACCTGATTCTTGGCTTTCCAGCCAAAATTGACGCCGCGCACCTTATACCGCTGCTCGTTCAGCCTGTCAAGGATGCCGTACCCCAGCCCGCCCTCGTCCAGCACCACCAGCGTCGGCTTGAAGTCCTCAATCGCCTCAATGACGTGCCCCACGACCGTCATGGTGTCGTCGCCGCGGTAGCGCCGGATCTCCACCAGGTCGCGCCCCTGCCTGGCAACGATAACGGTTGAGTCCGACCCGCTGCGCGCCGGGTCCACGCCGATCACGATGGGCGCTCCGGGGTCTTTGTACTTGGCTCGCTTGAACGCCTCATCGACCAGCCTTGGGGCGATGAACTGCTCGTCGCCCGTTGACGGGAACTCGCCGTAGACCTCAATGCGGGCCTGCGGGCTGTCCTCGCCGTACTCCTCAATGATCTGCTCGTAGACGCTCTTGTCCGTGTCCTCGACCGTGCGGGCGTCGATCTGCCGCGTGTTCCAGAACGCCCGCTTGGCGTTGAAGCACTCGTAAAAGTACCCCTGGTTGCGCCGGGGGTTGCTGAACGCCAGCCAGAACCTGTGCGGCGTGTTCTCCGTGAAGAAGCCCTGCGCCACGTCCCAGATCGTGTCCGGTATGCCGCTGGCTTCGTCAAAGATCAGCAGCACACCGTCGCTGTTGTGCAGGCCGGCGTAGGCGTCGGGGTTCTCCTCCGACCACAGCCGACCCTCCGCGCCCCAGTACCGCGTGCCCTTGCGTAGGTCGCGTTCCACGATCTCGCTCAACCACTTGGCCGGCGTGATCCGCGTGGCGCTGATCTCCCACCAGTGGTTGTTGATCAACATCGCCAGCCATTTCGTGATCTCGGCCCATGTGATGCTGCGGAGCTGCGCCTCGCTGTTGGCCGACACGATCACGCTGGCGCCGATGCGCGTGGTCAGCATCCACACCACCAACCAACTCACCAGCGCCGACTTGCCGATGCCCCGCCCTGACGCCGTGGCCATGCGCAGCACCTGGTAGGCGTCTATGGTCTGGTTTTTGGCGATGTGGTCGCGGATGTCGCGCAGCACCTGACGCTGCCACGCGCGCGGCCCCTTGTGCTTGGCCAGCGGCGTGCCGTTCTCGCCCCACGGGAACGCGAACAGGACGAACTTCTCAGGGTCGTTCGCTATCGCCGGACTCCAGAGCCTGGCCATCAAGCCTTGCTCTTGGTCCGCCGAAAACCGGGGCTCTTGCATCCGTCACCTCATGTACGAGTTCCAACACCCGCGACTGCGCCTGCTCAAGCGCCGCCGTGATGCTGATCTGCTGCGCCACGTCGATCTGTACCTGCTGCTTGGCCACCCAGCCGTGAGCGTGCTTCAGTATCTCAAGCGCCGCCTTGGAGTCGCCGTTCATCGCCGCCTCATGCAACACCGTGGACATGGCAATCTCGCCATCCGCGCGGCCTTTCTGTTCGGCCAACTCCGCAATCGGGTCCAGTTCGCGCAAACGCCGGTACTCACCCGGCAACAACCCTGCCGCCAGCGCCAGGTTGTCGCCCTTCAACCCTAGCTTTGCCGCGTCATACACGCGGTTCAGCACGGCCTCCGTGGCCTTGACTTCGCGGATGGTCAGCGGGAGCGACTTGAACATGGCGGTTTGAGTATAGCGTAAGCCTTTTCCGTTTGTGTTTGCAAAAATAAAAATGGTTTGCGGGCCCTCCATCTTTGACCGCTCAGGTCGCCGGCCCTCCCCTCCCCCCCGTCCTGGCCGCGCGCCGTCTGGCGCCAAAGCCGCAAGCCCCCAGCTACCGGCCAGGTCAGGCTAGGTCATTAGGTCACGCCTATCCGGGTCGATGTCTTGGCCAGCATGGCCACTTGGTGCTAGGTGTTCTATGTCATGCTGGACGCATAGCCTAGACTGCCTTGAGGGCGCGAAGCTGCGCGAGCGTGGCTTGATGGGGCTAGGTCATGGTAGGCGCTCTGGGCGTAGCATATCGGGGTCGCGCCGGGAGCGTGCGCCGCCGTGATCGTCAGTATACTTATTACTTTTTACTTTTCTTGGTATGGTATAGATTAGACTACCTATAAAGCATATCCCCCTCGGTGGAGAGGGGCGCAGACGGCGCCTAGTCGCTACCTAGTTTTGCACCTAGATCGCCGTCTAATCCCCTCGCGCCAGCTTAGGTAACGAGATGTCCTGGCAATCATCATATGATTGCCAAAGCCCCTACACTTCACTCGGAGAACGACAATCTTTTACATTATGGATGTCTCAACCAACCGCCTAAGGCGCCTATCATGAAAACCTACGTCGTATTCCGTGCCGGACACGGGCAGTACATCGTGCAAGCCGAGACCCTCGTGCGCGCTATCCAGTCCGTGCTCCTGCGCGCGGACGGCTTCGCGCGTGACTGGACCGCGCACGACTTGAGCACCTACCCGCAGCATCTGCAAGCTCGCCTGATGCGCGAAACCTCCATCATAGGAGCCTGACACCATGCGCACCCGCGACATCATCTTCGCTATCGTCTTCGGACTTGCGCTCGGCACGCTCGCTGCACTCGGTATCTGAACGGAGAACCACCATGAACACAAACTCACTCATTGTCTATGACGGTCCCAGCGTTATCGATGGCAAGCCCATCGTCGTGATTCTCACGGGCTTAGCCGACTCGAGCGAGAACGCGAAGACCGGTAACCTCGTCCAAAGCTTCATCATCCGGTCGGATGTTGCCCCGACCGATGCGCTGAAAACGGGCGACGATGCCAGCGTTTGTGGGCTCTGCCCACATCGTCCATTGATCGCAAAGATGTTGGAGCGAGCCGGGCTGCCCTCGGCGCCGTGTTACGTCAACGTTGGCAAGTCGGTTCTGGCAGTGTTCGGCGCCTATCGTCGCGGATCCTATGCGCGCGCGTCATCGGTCGCACAAGTAGCTGCAGCGCTGCGTGGTCGCAAACTCCGGCTTGGCACTTACGGCGATCCTGCGGCAGCTCCGGTAGAGCTCTGGTCGCTACTGGTGTCCCTGAGTGCTGGGCATGTTGGATACACCCATCAATGGCAAGCCCATGGGTTCAACGCTGCAGCATGGTCGCCACTGGTGATGGCATCCGCTGATACCGCAGACGAAGCCCGTCAAGCTACCGCCATGGGCATGCGTTATTTCCGGGTGTCGATCGGCGTGGACAAGGCGCCGCTCGAGGTCACATGCCCAGCGAGCATCGAGGGTGGCCGCAAAGCGCAATGCAGCGACTGCATGCTCTGCGCCGGCACCAGCAAACAAGCCCGTTCTATCGTCATCGCCGACCATGCTGCCGGGCATGAGAAGCGCGTTATTTCAATTCGTTCTATCTGAAAGGGTACACCATGAAGACCATGACAGCACGATTCCCCGGCCGGTGTGCGCGCACTGGCGCGCCTATCCGCCCCGGTGATTTGATTGTTTACGCTGGCAAGGGCAGGGCTTACCTCTCCGACCTAATCCCTGCGATTGACCCGGACCTAGCCCTAGCCCGGTCGATTGACCCTGAACTAGCATCATCGGACCCGGACGCAGCATCGCATGCCGGCCGGTATCTGCGCCAAAGTCTGGAGCGGGGAGTCTCCCATCTCTGGACATCGGGAGGGAGGGAGTTCTATCGAAACCGCCGTGGCCGGTGCGAGGATGCGCCGTGCTGCGGATGCTGCAACGCATAGGGGCTGCGCCATGAGCCGCAGCAACCCCATGCACCACGCCACGCCCCCACGCCCCCACCCGTGGCCGTTCCCCGTCACGTTACCGGCGCCAGGCCACGCCCCGGACCCTAAGCCCGTGCGCGCGCCGGTTCCCTATCCCGTCAACGCTCCAGCGGCGCCATTTTGAAAGAATCGCAACATGACAACCACCATCCGCCGGCCTGACGGCGCCCTGAGCACCTATACGGTGACAAACCCGGCAACATGGGCGGCACTGCAAGCCGTGAAGCCGGCCAAGAAACCGCGCGCCAAAGCCGATAAACGACGGTATCCATCGCAAGCCCTGAGCACTGCCGACTATGTGCGGCAGTATTTCGCGCTGAATACCCGCAGCCGCACGGGTGAAATCAATGCCTACGGCGACCATCAGGACCATCGGACCCTGTACCACCCGCTGAACGAAAAGCCGTGGCACTGGGCGCCCGACACGGTCGAAATCGAAACAGTGGAGGACTGACCATGTATGGACCCGCCATGCCATGTATGGACCCCGACCGGCCCCTGAACCGCGAGGAGCTAGCAGACGAACGCTGGGAGCGCCGCCGTGCCCGTGTGCTCACCCGTGCCCACATCGAACGGCTCGAAACCGCCCTTCGGTGGGCGCTTGAACAGGTCGAGGATGACCTTTGCCCGGACCACCAAGCCGCCCTGGCGGATGCTTGGTCACTGTTGGAGGACTGACCTATGTTTCACTGGATGCTGACACCAGCCACGGTGCAAACCATCGTGGAAAACCTAGACCGTAACCTCATGACCCTTTCCGCCGCAAAGAACTATTTTGCGGCCTATGGATTGGAAATTCCCGGACAGACAAAACAGGCGTTTATCCGCAACCTTTGCCGACTTGCAGCACAGAAGGACTGACCTATGCTCTATTCCAAAACTGCCCGCTGCGCCCGCTGGGGC